TGCAAATGGTGTTTTTGACAGTTTAAATAGAAAAGGTATTTATAAAACACCTTTAGCTTACAGATTTGCAGATTATAGAAATATTGATGAGTTTCAACACGTTTTTGCTGTTTTATATCCTGGTACCAATAATGAAATTTGGATTGATCCAGTTCTACCTAGATTTAATCAAAAAAAACAACCTACATCTTATAAAGATAAAAAAATTAAAATGGCATTAATTGCAATGAGTGGTGTCAATAGCACTTCAAAAGAAGATAGACAAACGGAATTAAAAAATTTTTTAAATCGTTTAGTCAATGAAAGAGATAAATTATTAAATGATGGTGTAATTACACCAGGATCAAGCAAAGAATTAGAATACAAGGTTGCTATTAATAAAGTAACTAAAGCAATGCAACAAGCAGGAAAATCAATAAATGGTTTTAATGATATTTCTAATCAAGTAACTAGTTTTAGCTCAATTAATGGTGGGTTATTTAAATTTGGTGAAAGTAAGTTAAGAGATCAAATGCAGATATTTATACAAAAATATCCAACTGCATTTTTATATCTTTTTTTACCTGTAGGTAATACTGGTGATTATAATAATTGGGGTACTGAATATGGTTGGAATTTATCAACTCCAGTTCCTAATATACCTGGTATAGTTCAAATGAAAAGAAAAAAAGCATTAGATACTTTTTGGAATTGGGGACAACCAACAGGATTAAAAGCTGAAACCGATATCATACAAATGATTAGGCAAGAAATAACTAAAAAATTGGGTATCAGTCCAGAAGCATACTGGAGTAAAAAGTTAAATGTTAATATAACTGAAAAGGCACCAAATATTATTGGATCTTTTTGGGATAATTTAACCACTAATATTGATCCTTCACAAGTAGCAAATAATCCTTCATCTTTATCATCATTAGATTTTGCAACAGGTGCAGGTGCAGTTGCAGATGCTTTTATACCAGGATCAAGTGAAGTAATTAAAGCAATAGGGCCAATAATTGATACATTAGTACCTGATTTAACTTGGACATATCCAGCAATGGAATTTACACCAGTAGCAGAAGATTGGAAAGGTACAATATATGAATCTAAGTTTCCAATAAATCAGCCTGCAACATTGGCACCAGGAACTACAAATGCAAGTATGAATATGTATTTGACTTTGGGTTTAGTAGGTGCAGGAATTTTTTTATTAACTAGAAAGAAAAAATAATGACAGCCTTACAACATATTATAAAAGAAGCCAAAAGTATTAGAAAAAAATATCCTAATAAAGAATGGAAAGATTGCGTTAAGCAAGCTAGTGCTATTTATGCAAGTAAACATAAAGGCAAATCACCTGTAGGTAAAAAGAAAGCAGTAAAAAAGAATGTAAAAAAGAAAGCAGTAAAAAAGACTGTAAAAAAGAAAGCAGTAAAAAAGAAAGTAGGTGCAGTTAAAAAAATAGCTAAAAAGTCATTATCAAGCCATAAAGATAATAAAAGCCACAATGTAAATATTAGGGTAATGTCTGGTGTTAAAGTTTATGGAATTGAACAATATAAAAAATGTATTGCTGATACAAATAAATGGGAAAAAATACTACAACATCTTGAAAAAGAAAAATTAAAAGCACCAAAAGAATATCGTTCATCAGTTTTGAGAGATATTAAATTAGTAAAACAACAAATAAAAGAATGTAAAACACATTCAAAAGAATTAAAAAAACATATTTAAACATTTTTAACAATAACAAAATCAAATAAAATGGCACGTCGTAAAAGAACACATCACAAAAAAGCCGCACACCATAGACGCAAACGTCATTCAATGGGCGCAATTGGCAGCACTGCAAACACAGCACTTTATGCAATAGCAGGTGCAGCAGCAGCACAATTATTAGGTAAAGTATTACCATCAACTTTAGATGATAAGATTAAAGCAGCAGCACCATTAGCTGTTGGTTTCTTTTTACCTAAATTTGTAAAAGGGCCAGCAGGTGCAGGATTGTCTGCAGGTATGTTTGCAATCGGTGGTTTGAAATTGGTACAATCATTTGGAGTATTAAATGGTATCGGTGCAGTTGCATCTGATGTATCATATCAGGCACCATTAATTGGCGCAACTTATAGCAGAAGCGGATTAGTAGATAAAAGTTATACAACACCAGCCATTGCTGGTATGGATGAAATCGGAGTTTAATTAAACCAATTTTTTCCTTTCACCTTTAATTAATAAAACATAAAAAAACATAATCATGGCAACACAAATGGGTGCTAGAATGGTTTTCGAGAATGCGAAAGCCCTTATTAATAGCCTGGGTTATTCAGCGGCTCACGCTAAATTAACGCAGTCTTTTTTACGTTCTGAAGTAGCTTTATCAACTTCAGTTGCTAACTATCACATCCCTGTATTGGTTAACGATACACAAAATGGATCAGTGAGAGTTAACGAACGTCGTTTAAATCTTCAAGACATTTTTATTACAACTGAAATTGATGTATTAATTGGTATTGGTTCATCAACTGCAACTGATTCAAAATTATATTCTTACCCTAACGCAACAGTATTTTCAACAACTGGTGCTGCAACTGCTTTGTATTCTATTTATAATGGTTACCTTAATTTAACCATCAATAATGAGCAAGTAATGCCAGCATGGTCAGTATTGCGCCATTTGTTTGTACCACAAACACAAGGTGGTGTAGGTGTAACTGCTCAAACTGTTTTCCCAATTGATCAGATTAATTTTGGTGAAGATGCAGCATATCCAGTTGAACCAGGTATCGTAATGAATGGTGCCGCAAATATCAACATGCAATTAACTTGTAATGGCGCTCCTGCTGCTATTCAATCTAACAGCTTTATTGCAGTTATTCAACGTGGTATCCTTTGCCAAAACGTTACAACTGTTAAATAAAATACTGGTTATATTCAACCCGTTTGGCAGAACGTAAAACTGCCAATTTTTTAATATTTTCAAAAGTATAAGATGCTTAAAATAAAAAGGTTTGAAGCGGTTGAAATTCAAGTACCAAGTGGATCAACTTTGACACGTTTCTATTTTCCAGATTTACCGCAACTTAGAAATGCTAAAATTGAAGCTATCCAGGTTTATGCTGCTGCTACACTTGCATACAGCCCCTTGACTGGATCAGCATTGCCTGTACTTGCAGATTTGAAAAAATCTTTCCTTACATTATACCAGGGAGATTTGCAGTTAATTTATAATATTCCATTGGTTAACTTAAATGCAATTAGTGATGGTTCAACACCATTCATTTATGAATTGCCACAGATCAATGATATTGATGTAAGTTGGACAAAGAGTTTTGTTAGTTTACCAAGTGCATTGGCAACAACAAACGTTGCATACAGTTTTGGTATTTTTTACTATTTATAGTTTGAGTTATGGCAGTTAATAAGGCAATGGCTACAGGAACAGTAAAAGTTATGGACTGGTTCGACAGAAATGCGACCAGCCCATACTATTCTGTTTATGAAATAATCAGCCCAACTAAAAAAGATTTGTTATTTTCTTCTAATGATGATAGCCTGGATAATGCCAGGAACATATTAGAGGAAAATATAGCAGCATTTGAGCAAAATGGTGTGAATACATTGTATGCACTGGTATTGCACCCTAAAAAGGATAAATCGGGATATATTACTATTAATACACCAAGCCATGCAATGCTGAAATTTAGGCCTAGTGAAGAACAGGCAATTATTACAGGCGTACCACAGCCCAGGGAGTCAAGTTATGCAATGATGCAATTAGTTGATAAATTAAATGCAATTGAAAGCAGATTAGCAGCCCAGGAAGCAATGGAAGATTTTGAAGAGGAAGCACAGCCAGAAAGCCCAATTATGGGCATGTTAAATAATCCTGAATTGCAGCAAGCATTAATTAGTGGGATTGTTGGTATGATGAGTGGATTATTTGCGCCAAAAGCAGTGGCAGGTATTGCAGGGATCCCCGAAGATAGTGAAGTGATGGATATAATTAATTCATTGATGGCAAAAGGTGTGACAGTGGAACATTTGCGCAAACTCAATGATATGGGTGAAATGAAATTAAAAAGTTTATTATTAATGTTATAACATGCCCAATTTAACGGCCGATTTAATTATTAATCACAATCTATTTGCTAAAACACAAGTAAATGGATATGATAGCACATTTAAAAATGTGAAAACAGTATTTTATCCTGGACTAATAGGCAATGTGTATAGTTATATTGAGCAATCTGATGGTAGTTTATATTGGATGGTTTACCAAACACAGGCAGATTATAACGATTTCAATGCTACATATATAAAGCATGATGCCAACAAATTAAGTTTACCAGATGCTCAAAGTATTTTGGATGATTTAACAGCAAAGCAAAATGCAAAGGAATTGGCAGCTAAGGGGCCAGTTAATTATTATATAGAAAAATATGCACCATATATTATTGGTGCAATAGTTGTATCAATTGCTCTACCATCAATTATAAATGCAACTAAAAAGAAATGAAAAACAATAAAAAAATAGGTGTTTTTCTAATTATAGCAATTTTGTTGCTAAGTTTTAAAAGTGCTAAAAGAAAAGGATCAATCATTGTATCACCATTAGAGGGTAATAATATTTATGCTTTACCTGGTGGTTATTTATACGGTTCTGATCCTGCACGACCAATTTATACTTTTAAAGGTGGTGAACTTTTAACATTAATAGCAGATACAGGTATGGGCGATTATCAAATAGAATATATCGCACCAGGTGGGAATAAAGTAACAGGGTATATTAATATTTTTGATACTGAAATTAAATAAAATGGAAAATAAAGAAAATACAGCATATTATTTTTTAGGTGCAATCCTTGCCTATTATTTATATACAACGTGGAAAAAGAAACAGGCAGCAGCAGTTGCACCTGGTGATCAAACCACAACTTTGCAAACATTGTTATCACCTGCAAGTGTAACACCAGGAACAGCATTACAAACATTGCAAACTGCATCACCTGGACAAATGGTAACAACTACCTTATCACCAACAACAAGTAGTAATACTTTAATGCCTAATACTTACCAAACATTTTATGGGCAAATTAAAGGCGTTCCACATACCTGTTAACTTTTACTTTCACCTTTAAAAATTAAAAAATGCAAAATTTTGAAATAAAAGCAGGTTATATAAATTATCGTACATCATTTATTACTTACGATATGAGTGGATATGTTACAAGTGATTGTAATAGTATGGTGTTTATAAATTATGGAACTAATCCCGTATCAATTGAAAGTGTGGTATTAAATCAGGGGCAAAGTTTAGTAATTGAAGGAAATGTTGGAGAATATACAACACAACGATTTTTTGCAAGATTTACAGGATCAGGAACAAATAACCTGGTTACTGTAAAGAAAAACTATTTATAATGCCTAGTGTTCAATTTAATATATTAAATCAATTACAAACACCTGCATTTTATGCAGATATTTTTGCAAATAGGCCAGTTGCAGGATATAATGGAAGGGTTTTTATAAGTACAAATACTTTTTTAATATATCGTGATAATGGTGTTAGTTGGGATTTAATCGGTGGTGGTGGACCAGGAACAATTACAGGATCAGGAACGGCCACACAAATTGCATTTTTTAATTCTGGTACTAATTTAACTAGTGATCCTAATTTATTTTTTGATAATACTAATATACGTTTGGGTATTGGTACCAATTCACCAGGTGCAAATATTGATGTTCATGGTACAGCAAATGTATTGATGCAATTAAATAATGTTGATGTAACAGCAAATGCAAATACAACTATTGCTTTTCAAAATCAAAGTATTGCACAATGGAGATTAGGAAACTACCCAAATAGTGGACAGCAAATTTTTAAAATATATGATGTAACCAATACACGTGATGCACTTACAATTATAGGTACCCAAATTAATACTGCATTAGATTTTACAGCTGCAAATATTACAGGTAATATTTTGGTAAAATCAGGTGGCACCAGTTTACAATTTTTAAAAGCAGATGGATCAGTAGATAGTACATCATATCAGCCAAATATTACATTAACAACAACAGGAACAAATGGCGCAGCCACATTTATTGCCAATACTTTAAATGTACCTAATTATGCACCTGATTTATCTGGTTATGTAACATTATCAACTACACAAACTATAACCGGATTCAAAACTTTTAATCCAAGTGTAACGGCTAGTGGTGCAATAGCAAGAGGCGGTTATTATACACCTGCATTAACTGCAGCGTTAAATAATGATGTGTTGGTTGGGTTAGATATAAATCCAACATTCACTAATGGTGCGTTTACAGGGGTTAGTAATTATGCGGCAAGGTTTCAGAATGGAAATATATTGCATTCTTGGAATCAAAATGGTCTAACATTATTAAACATATCAAATACAACAAGTGGAACTGGGTCAGCCGCAACCGTTTCTTTAACAAGTAATGCGTCATCGGGAGAAGCTCAATTTGGTAAGTATAGCCCAGCAACAACTGCGTATAAAATTATAACTGCAAATAATGCTTATTTATTTAATACAACCGCAGGGGATATTGCAATTCTAAATGATTTTGGTACAGGTGGTATTAAATTTGCTTCAGGAGGTTCAACAACGGCACAATTGACATTGTCATATGGAAATAGATTGTTATTAGGCTCTACAACTGACAATAATACTGATAAATTACAAGTAACAGGAACTAGTAAATTTACAGGAATAGTAACCGCAAGTGCATCAACAGGAAATATTATAAATTTTACGGATGCAGCAAACAATACAGGACATTTATTTATTAGAACAGGAAGTGTTAGTGGAATTGGTTCTGATAATAATTTAACTTTTGAAACACAAGCAGTTGAAAGGGGCAGATTTTCAAATGGTGGCAATTTTCTAATCGCATCAACCACAGACAATGGTACAGATAAACTACAAGTAACAGGAAGTGGAATATTTTCTACTAAAATTTCTACAACTGCAGGTACAAATACATTTAATACAACTAGCGGAAATACGATAATCGGAGGAGGTGCAGACAATGGAAAAAAATTACAAGTAAATGGCACAACAACAACTACTGGATTTTCTGCATCAGGTGAAACTTTAACAACTAGTGCAACATTATCAGAACAATATTATCATGTTTTCCAAGGTGCCGTAGGTCAAACTTTCACATTAAGATCACCATTATCAAATAATTTGCAATATTTATTTATTAATAATACTGCAAATGCTGTTACTATTGCAGCAGCTACATCAACAAATATTATTGATTTAACAAATACTTCTCAAACATCAATAACAGTTTTAGCAAATGCAAGAACTTTTTTAATTGCAGATGGTAATAATAAATATTATCAAATATTTTAATTATGAAACAAATACAACCAGTACAAATTTGGTATCAAGGACAATTAATTAATGCAACAATTTTTAATTTGTATGTTATCAATGATAATTTAACAACAACAGCATTGTTTTATTTTTCTTTATTTAGTGGAACATTAGAAGAATTAGCTATTAAATTAGTAGAAGGAAATTTAACAATGGAAGGACAAGATTATATTGATTATTCAAGTAGTATTGATAGTAATACATTTGCTTATAATTGGGGAGCAACACAATTAAATTTGACAATAATATAAACTTTTCATTTAACCTTTAAAAATTAAAAAAATGGACAAAAAACAAGCCTTAGAAGTTATTAAACAAATTTTAGACGCAGCAAGTAAAAGCGGATTATTTCAAAATTTAGAGTCATCAATGACAGCTGCAAATGCTTTTCAAGTAATAACTGCAGAAATAAATAAAAATGAAAATGCAGGATCAGAATAATGGCAACCCATTGACTATTGTATCAATATTAAGTGCATATATTTCTATTGGTACAGTTCAACAATATACTAGCGTCATTGCTGGTATTGTTGCCATAGTTTCCGGTATCATGGCCATTCGTTATTATTATTATAAAACAAAAAATACAAACAATGTTTAAAAATTGGAAAACTAGTTTATTTGGATTAGGTGCAGTAATCACAGGCATTGCACAAATATTTAAGGGTGATATCCCTGGTGGTGTTACTGCTATTTTGAGCGGTATTGGTTTATTTGCTGCTAAAGATGCAACTACAACAATACATCCTTAATTGACAAAGCAAACGAAATATATTGTAATTGCTTCAATTGTAATTTTATTACTTATGAGTACATCTAATGCCTATGCTTCACTTTTGTCATTTCTAAAAAAATGGGAAGAGGATAACAAAGCAGCATTAATTGCCTATGATGATGGTACAGGTACCTGGACAATTGGATATGGTTCCATATGGAACTATGATCTATTAAGACCAGTGCAACAAGGTGATCAGATTGATCAGGCAACAGCAGACAGATGGCTTCAACTAGAGGCAACCAGTAAAATTAATGAGGTTAAAAAATTGGTTAAGGTTAAAATAAACAATAATCAATTAATTGCGTTATCAAGTTTTGCATACAATGAAGGGATAGGAGCATTCAGTAATAGTACATTGCTAAAACTTTTAAATGCAGGTGCCGATAAAGCAACAGTTGCAGCTGAATTTGATCGTTGGATATATGCAGGCGGTTCAATTATGAAAGGCCTGCAAGCTAGACGAGCAGCAGAAAAAAATCTTTTTTTGATTTAATTAAGTTCATAAATAGTTAGACATAACGGCCCAGGGTTTCTACCCAGGGCTTTTTTTTGCTTAATTTTTTAGTAAAAATAAATTTGGTAGATTAAAATATTTGTTGATAACTTAGCAATGGACAAATTAAACCCTTATATATGACACAAAACAAAGAGCGCACCATGCGCCAAATGGCCGAACTACAGGCAAAAAAAACACGTTTAGAAGATTTATTTGCATTAATGCCTTACGACAAGGCAACTTTTTTCTTTTATGGAAAAGATGGCACTTTTGTTTCCCTGGATCAATCAATGTTGCCATTCTCAATGGTAATTGAAATGGGAATACTAATTGATAGTAGCATCCAGTATTATGAAGAACAAATAAAAGAGTTAAATAATTATTTATGATACCATTTTTAAAAACTTTTAGCATGATTGTACTTGACATTATTGCATTATGCTCATTTGCATTTTTTTTATTTTCAATTTCAGAATATTTTAAAAACAAAGACAATGAACAACAACCTTAAAACACCTGCATTTCCCTGCATTCTTTCCCAGGATCAATTCGGGCAGATTTATGCGCCAATACCAGGATTTAATAAATTTGAATATGCTGTTTTGATGATAATGGCAAGTAAAGAAAGCCATTACAATACAGTTTCTGATTTAACCCTTGTTAGGGATAGTATTAGATTAGCAAATGAATATTTCAAACAATTAAACGAATTAAACAATGAGAAAGATGAGAAAACACTATCCATTCTTAAATAGTAAAGAATTTACAGCCATTATAATGGTGATTATTATATTTACTCTTGCCGCTTGGCTCGAAAATTTATAAAAAATGGACAATGAACAAAACCTTATACATGAAAAATTACAATCCCGCAAATACTCACCTGATCATATACCATCTCAAGATCAGATCATTTTCACCATACAGCAAAAATGTATTGGCACCATTCAAAATTTTATCGTGTTCAGTGGTTTACCCAAAGCAGGTAAAAGTACATTTTTGGCTGCTGTGATTGCTTCTGCTTTTATTCCTGGTGATCAGTTTGGAATGAAAATACACTTTCCAGAAAATAGGCGAAAGATTGCTTATTTTGATACTGAAAGTAGTGATTTTGATTTTTACCGACAGATTCAAAAAATAAAGAGTTTTTCTAATTTAAACAGTCTGCCTGCATGGGCAGACTGTTATACTGTTAGGGAAGATTCACCCCAAGATATACGAGCATTAATAAAGCATTATTTAGAAAGCAACCCCGATTGCCCTATTATGATTATTGACGGGTTATTGGATTTACTTTTTGATTATAACTCAGAAGTAGAAAGTCGCAAATTGGTCAACTGGTTTAAAAAACTAACTAAACAGCATAATTGTTTATTCATTGGCGTATTACACCAGGGCAAAGGAATGGGCGCACAAACATTAGGTCATTTGGGATCCAATACTGATAGATGGGCGCAGTCTACACTAGAAATAATAAAAGATAAAGACAAAAAAACTTACACTTTGCAGCCTAGATTTTTGCGATCTAGTGATGATTTTGAACCAGTAGTTTTAATGAATTTTGATGGTGTTTGGCAAAAAATGCATTTTGAAAGTGAAAAGAAAACAGAAGGAATTGTAAAAAAACCAAAAGATTTAACGGAACTGGAACATAAAGCACTAATTTTTCAGGTATTAAAGGACCCACAATCTTACAAAGATTTAATTGCTGAAATACAGGAAAGAAGCGCAAAGGGTATCAATTTTGCAAAGGAAATAGTAAAAATTTGGATCCAAAAAAATTATGTAAGAAAGGATGCAAATAATAATTATAAAATGATATTATGAATAAATATGATAATTTATACAAAGCAATAGCAGATACTAATGGAAAACCAACAATAGTAGATATGATCAATATTATTTTATTGGTACATAGAATTTTTCCAAAAATTAAAAATATAAATACACCAAAAGAATACAAAATTTGTCAATATTGTAATACAGAATTTATTCCATTTCACAAACACAATAGTAAACAAATTTATTGTCAACATGATTGCAGACTTAAAGCAGCATATATTAGACAAAAAAACAAAAAAAATGACCAAAGATTATAAAAAATGGTTAGCAAAAATGCTAATTAGTAAACAATTACAATTTATAACAGTTAGGGAAAAATTAAAAATATCAATGAATGGTAAAGTATTGCACCAGTCCGATCTTGATTTTTTATATGACATTAGTCGAAAAAACAAAGCCAAGCAATCGCCTGGCTTTGCGGACAATGAAATCAACCCTTAATTGATTAACATCTTTTCCTTTCATTTCAAAAATACAATAATTTATGGAATATTACACAGCAATCATATTTTTTCCTGCTGAAAAAGAGATACAGCCAAGAAAATACAGAAACATCAATAATATTGACAATTTTATGCGATTTGCTCAGCGTGATGGCGGTTTATACATAAACCTATATTTTAAGAAAACAAAAGCATTTTACTGCCGTATATGGCTTAATTAACACTATTTTACCCCCTGGATTAACCGCAACCTAAAAAATTGCGGTTTTTTTGTGCCTATTATGTACTTGTAATCTTTTATGTATTATTTAAAGGTGAAAGTAAAAGAATGTGTTTATATAGTGGTTTAAACTGTATTTTTTTAAACCGGTTTAAGTGGTTTAAGTAGGGTGGTTTAATTATATCTTCGCGTGTCCAGAGGCACGCTAAGATATAATTTATAAACTACAAGTTTATACCTACGCACCCTATTTAACAGAATTTTAATGAAAATTTAATTTTTTAATTTTTTGCTAATTATTTTGACAATTACAAAATATTTTAGTAATATTTGCGTATTATGGGTGCTAAAAAAATAATTTTTTTATTTTTCGGTGGTGCTGCTGCCTGGTGGATCTGGCAGAAATATAACTTTTATCAAAAAGTACAATTTTCAATAAGTACAATAAGCGTTGATGGTTCTTTTTTTAGTCCAAAAATAATTTTAACATTGATTTTGACTAATCCAACAAATGTAAATACTACAATTTCGAATATTAATGCACAATTGTATTTGAATGGAAATAATAAAATTGCTGATATTTATTATAATGATAAATTAGAAATATTAGCAAATAGTAAAACATTATTACCATTAACAATTAACCCTACTTTATCCAGTATCATAACTACTATCAATGAAGTATTGATTAATAAAAATGGTTATTTTGATTTAAAAGGAAATGCAACTGTAGATGGTTTAAATATTCCTTTTGATATAAATTATAAACTTTGATCAATAGTAATCAAATATTATCCAAATTATCACCTTTCAAAAATTACAGAAAAATTGTAATTCAAGATCAAAGTGTTAATGATATTATTAATGGTATTTTAGATACACACGAAAAATATAAAAATGAATACGATAAAATAAGTCAAGATTTTATCGGATCAAGTGAATTAGAAACTGCTCGTAATATTTGGAATTTTCTGCATAGTAATGTTCCATATTATGTGGAAAGTACAAAAAATCAGACTTTAAGATCACCAAGTGCTATTGTAGCGATGCCAGGGGATTGTAAAAGCTACGCATTATTTGCAAATGGTGTTTTTGACAGTTTAAATAGAAAAGGTATTTATAAAACACCTTTAGCTTACAGATTTGCAGATTATAGAAATATTGATGAGTTTCAACACGTTTTTGCTGTTTTATATCCTGG